CTAGCCCTTAGCCTCCTCCGTCACTGACTGTTCCGCGCCCGCGTTGCGACCGCTCACCTCGGACGTGATGCGCTGAACTTCGCGCTCCAACTCCTCTTCTGCCTTCTTCCTTTCCCGGGCCTCAAGCTCCTGCTCCAACATCAAGACGATGCCGCGCTTCATAGCGGGGAAATAGGCTTTGCACTCAACCTCTGTAAGTTCGTGGATGCCTTTGCTGAGAATCCCATAGATCACTTTGTGCTTCACCAGCGCAGGTGGCAGCATGTCCCTCAACGCCTGAATCTTGTCGTCCATACGCATCGTCTGCCAGCCGTCGATGACTTTGTCGCCTCGGTGACGCTCGATCATCCGCTCGTAAACACGTCGGATGTAGGCAAACGATCCAACCCCAAGTCCGTGAGCAAAGAGCCCTCCTGCGGTCCGCAGTTCGCGCGAGTCTTCCTGACTAATTATCTTGTCGAACCGCCGCAGGTCAGCGCCGTGGATGTCTTCGAGAGAAGGCGATTGACCGACCTTCCAGATCTTGCCTGTGCCCCGGAAGAGCCAATACGAGTAGTGGTGGTTGGCCCTTGTGCACGCCACGCCTCGGCTGAAGAACCCTGTCTTATCCGCCTCGGTCTTAGGATTGTTTGGACGATAGGGGCTGTGTGTGGCTTTAAACGTCGCGGTGTTCTTGCAATGGATACAGTAGGTGTCGAATTGAAAGGCCTCGAACCGGAGCTGGGCGAGTAAGTCCAGTTCCTCGGGCCCGGCGATTAGATGGGCGTACAGCGCCGCGTTCAGCAGAAGCTGCTCGATGCTCGTCAAGCGAGTGAGCGCCTGCCCTTCAATGTCAACGTTTGGCACGAAAGCCCCCTATCTCTTCGCCGAGTCTACCAGCTTCGCGAGCAGGCTCACGAAGGCGATGAATTCTAGCGCCCGCTCCGGATCGTCCTGAATCAGCTTGTGGGCGCGGGGGTTCCGAAGGCCGGTCACGGCCCCTGAGAACATCATCATGAAGCCCTTCTGCTCATTCCTATCAGAGTCATCGGCCAACCCGTTGAACTTCAAGATGGGCGACTTCGGGCTGAAGGCTTGCTCCATCAGCGTGGTACCGTCTTCTGCGAGGCCGCTACGAAGTCGCACCAGATTGTTCAGCGCAATCACGGCGTCTTGGATCGCATTTTTGTAGTGTCCGTCGCGGAATAACTGACCGGCGGCGCGTTCGATCTCTGGGTGAAGATCAAGTCCTTCATATGCTTTGAGCGGTCGCAGGACTTTGCCTCGGCCCGCGTCCTCCAGCTTCTCAAGGAAGTCTTCCTTGATGGTGTTGAGTTGGGCGATTGAATCCGGGATAGCAGACATCACGGACCGGATCACTTCATGCAGTGGCGTGGCGTTGTAGACGTTGTGGCCCGCGCGGTCCAACTCGCAGATGCTGTAGTGGTACCGCTTGTATTCAAGGGTGTCCGCGCCGAACAAGTCCGTGAGGAAGGTTTCGAGCTTGAGTTCGAGGGACTTCAGCGCGGGATCACCACGCTGCTTGATTGAAGCCGGATCAAATGCTTCCAGCTCAGCGATGCGGCGATCGATCTTCGGGATCGCTGCTTCCATCTGATCGCAAGAGAGATTGGCCGATTGCAGCGGCGCGGGAGTCGAACGGCGGGCCATCGATGTCTGTTCTCGGTGGACACGTCGCGACGAAAATCGCGAATCAGCGCGCCACACCAGAATGGTGACTGCGACCGTATGTCGTGGAAAGCACCGTTCGCGTGCTATCCACATGATTCACTCACTCGGTGGACACAGATTCGGGGAACTTATCCACCCCCAATCCACAGAAGCTGGGGATATTCTCCACAGCTTGCCCATTGAGCCCCATCCGCGCCATTCGCTTTCTCTCCTTGATCCGCTCTCTGTCTCGTTCGTAACGGTCTCGATCAGCCTGCCGCGCATAGTCGGGATTTTTGGCGTGCCAGGCCCGCTTCCGCGCCCTCACCTGCTCCCGGTTCGCAGCATAGGCCGCACGCTGGCGAGCCCGCTTCTCCGCTTTCTTCTCTTCCGTCATCCGCTCGCGATAGCGGTCGCTGATCTCGAAGGCATTCACCTCGCGATAGGCCGCCACCTTCGACAGCTTCTCTTCGCGCTTCTCGCGATAGTGGCGCCGATCATACTCCCGCTTCTTCGCCCGCCGGGCCTCGCGCTGCTCCGGCGTCTCCGCCGCATGTCTCGCTCGGCGCCGCTCGCGTTCCTTCCGTCGCTGGATGGTCTTCAGATCCCCGTCAGTCAGCATCGGCGGCCTCCGCCTGCCGGCACCATGGACGCACGGGAGCGCCTTTCTTGTCGGCGTACAACGCACGCTTCCCCGCGTTGACCACTGGCCGGTGCTCGCGCTCCCAAGCGGCGTTCTTCGCAAGGATCGGCTCGGGGTTTTCCGCATAAGCGCGGCGACGCTGGGCCTTGCTCGCTTCAGGGTCGGCCCTGTAGCGATTCAGCGCGTAGGTCCGCTGAGACTTCTTTCGCCACTCGTGCGAACACTCTGGCGAGCATGCCTTCGCCAAGCCCTTGCCCGGCTGCACCTCGAACGTGTCGCCACATTCGACGCAATCGCGAAATTGCGGGCGCCGATGCCTTCCCTTCCATCTCATCGCCTGCCCTTTTCCATCCAAGCTGATCTCACCACGGTCGGAATCTTCGGCGCCTCCGCAACGCCGCGAAGCGCATTGCCGCGCCGCTCCAGATCGACCTTCACGAGGTTGCGGACGGCCAGCGCATAGACGACGCAATCCAGCGCCTCCGCTCGGCGCCCCATGATCCGCTCGAACTGCCGCACGGGCTGGCCGCGCGAATAGCGCAACACGCGGCGTTCGGAAGTCAGTTGCTCGAACCACTCCGGCGATAGCGTGTTGCTGAAGCGGATCGACCGTCCACGGGCCAGGCGCGTGAGAAGGCTGGCCTTGATGCCGTCGACTCCCACGATGAAGAGCTTCGACCCTTTCGAATGACTGGCCTCAATCGCCGGCCGGTTTCCGCTGGCGCCCTTGATCGCAACCACGCGCCTGCTGAAGCGTGGGGAGCAGAACGCCTGCACGTAGTCCATCGTTTCGCCGTCGCCTGCATCCACCGCTGCCGCATCCACGCCCAGCGTGCGGCCCAGCGGGTGGCGCCAAGTCGTCTTCAGCGCGTCATCCACTTCCGCCCATGTCGTGCTTTCCTTCGGGTCGCCCCAGACGACGCTATGGCCCAGCACGAAGGACTCGGCGTCGCTGAAGCCAAGGAAGGTGATCTCAATGCGGTCGCGCTGCACGTCCACCCCGGCCGTGATGACGCGAACGGCCTCGGGGATGGACTGCAGTCCGAACTCTTCGGCGCGGGCCATCAGGTCAGACTCGTCCAGAGTCTCAGATGCCTCGCGCCAGCCCTCGCCAAGCACGGTGTTGACGAACGTCTGGAGCGTGTCGGGACTCTTCTTCGCCGCGATAAACTCGGCGGCCAGCTTGCCCCATGAGGCGTTCGGCAGAGTCGAGCAGAGGCTATTCAGGCGGAAGCCCGCGTGGCCCTTCACCTCTGGCCGCGTGATCCGCCACGCGCCGCGCGCGACCATCTCCGCCTTGTGCTTCTCGTGATTGAGCGCGTCGCAGTGCGGACAGCGGAAGGCGGCCAGGTCCGGCTCACCTTCCGGCCATTCGAGATGCTTCCACATGATCTCCGTCGGCGTTTCGCAGCATGGCGGGACCACCTCGAAGACTCGTTGATCGGACTCCGCATAACCCCGGATCACGGGGTCGCCTTCCTCAAACACCGGAGTCGACCCGATCACGATCTTGCGGTTCGCAAATGTCATTGTGCGGCGGATGGCGAGCGAGATGGGGTCGCCCTCGCTTCCCGACTCCATTGCCGAAGCTTCGTCCACGATGAGCACGCGCGCCGTATGGGCTCGCAGGTTGCGCGGGGACTTGGCCGCCACAACTTTCACGCTCCCGCCGGGGTAGCGGCGGTGAAGTAGCGTGTTCCGTCCGGACTCGTCCGCCTCGGCGCCCAGCTTGCCGCGAAGCTGCGGCGTCGCCTCGAATACGGGTTCCACCTGATCCACTACGAACGAGCGCGCGTCGGACTCGGTCGGCAACACGCAAAGGACGGGCGCCGGCTCATTGTCCACATGCGAACCAATGAGGCCGATGAGCAGCGTGCTGTAACCGACGCGCGCCGATTTCTGGACCGTCACCCGCTCAATCTCGGGATCTGACATCGCTTCCGCGATTCCGCGCTGCCACGGGTGCAGCCTCACCCTGCCCGGCATGGCGGATGCGCCGGAGGGGAGCCGCATGTGGGTCTCCATCCACGTGGCGAGGTCCATCTTGGCCGGAGGCCGGAAGTTGGCGAACGCGCGCCAAAGGGCGGCCTCTACAGGGTCAGCCAGCATGGGAAGCCTCCCCACCTGCCAGACCGGCCAGCGCGTCCCTCAGATCGCTATCCAGGTCCGCCAGGATGGCCGCTGAGAGGCCATGACGGGCGCCGAAGCGGGAGGGCACGGAAAGGATCGCCGCGCGCACGTCCAGCACGGCGGAGGCCCAGCGCGCTTCCACCTCTTTTGCGTCCAAAAGCTCGCCGCGAAGTTTGGCCGCCCGCGTTTCCGCCAGTTGAGCTTGCGCCGCGTTGAGCCGGTCGCGGGTCGGCGTCGGCGCCCTGCCACCTTCACCGGGTCGGCGGCCACGCTTCGCCGGAGATGCTTCGCCCAGAATGTCATCCAGAGAACGCTTCGACATTTCAGTTACTCCACAAGTCAGATGGCTTCGCGGAATGGGCGAATACCGATTCCGAGATTCCACTTTTGAAAAATGATTCCGGTTTGAAGCGGCGAAAGCCGGGGCTCAGCGGACCCCCGGCGCACCCACCCCAGAAAGGACCCGCTCGCGCTCTGTCACCAGTGTCACCGGAGTCACCAGTGTCACCGGGCCCTAGCTCGTGCGTGCGTGCGCGTGCGCGCGTGTGTGCGTGCGCGCATGTGTAGTTGTATCTGGTGACACTGGTGACACTGGTGACAAAGGCAGAAAGCCCAGCAATGGCGGGCACTATTCTGTCACCGGATGGTGTGCGTGCGCTGGTGACAACTGGTGACATCAGCCCCACTCCACCTTGCTACCAAGCCATTGTGTGAACTCCACACGGCAATCGTGCAGCGGTGGCAGGTCATAAAACCATGTTCGCGCTGCCCCTTCGCGGCGTTGCGTGCGCTTCATGCTGGGGCACATGTCGCGAAGCTCACGCCCAAACAGTTCGGCAGTGAGAATATCGCCATGATGTCGGCGGCCTCTCAGCCACACGTCCAGCGCGCTCCGCAACTCATCAGCACGCACGCTGGCGCCCTGCTCCCGCCAATCCGGACGGTCCCGATCGAAGCGTTCGCGGCCTTCGCAGGGGATAACGCCTGCGGCCAATACTTCATGCCACCAGGCTTGAATCCCTCTCAGCCCTGCCAGCTTCTCGACGGCCAGCGCCTCCGTCTGCGGGATGGTCCGCACATCCACGCGCGACAGGTCATAGTCCAGCAGGTAGCGCATCAAGGCGCCATATCCGCCCTCTTCCATCTCCCGGCTGATGGCGCCGAAGTATTCCCCGTCACGCGCGCGAGCGTCGCTCACATCCAGCACGCAATAGCGCCGCTCATCATGGCGCGCGGGGACGGTCCAGCGTTCGTTGCTGGTCATCATGTAGCGATGGAATGAGGGAAGCTCTATTGCATCGACTCCCTTCTTCTCAAGCACGACGGTCGGGCCGGTGATGAGGTGCTTCAGGGCGCCTTCGGCGGCCTTGTCGCCGGCCCAGAAGCCTTCCTCCACCTGCACGAGCAACGCGGATGCCGTGTGCGAGTTGAACTGCCCCAACATGCCGCGCGGCGTATAGACGGTAACGTGGTGATGGCGCATGAGCGCGCCGAAGTGTTGCGCGACAATCGACTTGCCGGCGCCCTGCACCCCCTTCATCACGATGGCCGTTCCGGGCTTCTCCCAAGGCCGCTGGACGGTGTGAGCCATCCACCCCATGACCCAGTCGAACCGCTCGCCGTTGCCCCTACAAACGTGGTCGTGGATGTGATCCAGGTAGCGTTCACACGAGCCGTTGCGGCTCGGCTTGTAGCTGAAGCCCTTCCACAAGTTGTAGGCGCCCGGCGACTTCCCGCGCGGGTCCATGACCATGCCGGTGTATTGGCGCCGGGCTGGACTCTGCATCCAGATTTTAGCGTCGGACTCGAACTTGTCGGCGCCGCGCTCTGTGCGTGTCCAAAGGCCGGTGTTTGCCAGCCAATGCTCGAACTCGCGAACTGAGACGAAGCTGGTAGTTCCGTCGCGCTCTTCGCGGATCACGCCTTTGCCGTAGATGAAGGCGTGGCGCTCGTTGATGCGTGCGACGCGCGCCGCGCGCTCTTCGATCTCGTCTGCATCGGGCACGGGCCCCAGAATGTCTTCAAGCGTTCTCATGCCAGAAGCTCCGCATTCGTGCGGCCATGAATCACACGCCGCAGCATGTCCTCTGGTGGCGCCGCCATCCCATATCCAGCGCGCCACCGGGGAGCCTCCAGAATGAGGCGGGCGAACTGCAATGCAGGATGCTCATCCGACTCCGCGATCTCGCGCTGGCGCCGCTCCCAAGCCTCATCAGCAAGGCGTCGGCGCTCGCGCTGCGGTCTCGTGAGATTCCGCAGGTCATGCCACGGGGGAAGCGGGCCCTTGCCGTCCCGAAAGTGTTGCAGGTCGCGCATGTGGCGCCACGCGAAGAGTCCGGACGGCCAATGCGCGCGGCCTTCAATGATGGCCTTGGCCTTCGCCCGGATCGGCCGCCGATGCTCAGGCACATGCTCGCGCGGATCGAAGCGCAGAAGCTCAATCGCCAGCGCCGCGTCTGCGGGGGCAAGACGATGTGTGGAATTTTCTGACTTGGGGGGTTGCGTTCGGTGGGATGCTAGCTCAGTTCGGGGAGACATCTTGTTTTTCCTTGTCGGGAAATGGGTTGTTCGAGAGACTGCCTTCGCCGCCCTGCCGTTTTCGGTCTGGGCGGCATTTTCTTTAGGCCGCGCGGTTGCTCGCCTTCGTGAGTCCGCCCAATCGGCCATAATCGGCGGCCTTGGCAGCCGCAGCCGCGCGTATCTTCTGCATTTTGTTTTGGGCATGGGTCAGCGCAGGCTGGACGTTGGCGTCCAGATGCTCCGCCTCGCGCTTGCTGATGCGCCGAACGGTATCCGAGACCCGAGCCAGCGGAACGCGCACAACGCCTCTGGGCACGCCCGTATAGATCAGCACGAGGCAATCAATCGAGCGACCAGACGGCAGGGTGAAGGGCTGCACGCCCTGCACCTCTGCCGCCCTGCCCGCGTAGGCCACAAGCGAACCACGCTTAAGCTGCATGGCCTACACCAGCGTGACAGGCGACGGGGCCAGCTTGACCTTGATCGAGGTCGCGCCGGCGCCGGCCGCCTCCACAGTCACGGCGACAAGTGCGGACGTGTCGCCAGCACTGTTTGAGTCCGTGTCGGAATGCGACCTGACAACCTTTGCCGTCGAGTCCCAGTAGGCAGGAAGTCCGACGCTCGCGAACACGTCGGCACTTTCTTTCGGGAGCGAAAACACTCCCTCAGTAACCAGGTCGAGCGACTCGCCGTTGTCAGCATCGCCAGCGGCAACGCCGAAGAGTTGGCCGATCAGAACGCCTTCGCCGGATTCGACGTTGGCAGGGGCCGTCACGGTGATCGTGCGGCCGGGTTGGACAAGGTTTTTCATTTGCAGTCTCCAAATTTGGAAGTCTTGAATCGGATGGTGTTGGGAGCGGCGGACTGCATCGCTGCAATCCGCCCCTCGATCTGCCCAAGGGCGCGCTGCATCTCGAAGACGGAGCGGTACTCCACCTCCTCCCCGTTCTGGTCACGAACGCGCTTCTCGCCAGTAGCGAGGGCGCGCACGAGAGAGTCGCGGAAGATCTGAAGCTCAGCGAGAGTCAGCGCGGCCATGGGTTAGTTCCCCGAGGAGTTGGAGTCGTTCGCGTCGCCATTCTCGACGCGGTACGCGCCGCGCCAGCCAATGGCCGCCGCGCCGACAACGTGAATGCAGCGGAACGAGACGCCCCACGTATCCCACGCTTGCTGCGTCTCGATTTGCGGGCCTTCGCGGCCAGCCAGGTGCGCCAGTTCGAGCACGGGCGCCAAAGCCGGATCAGCGAACACGAACCACTCGAACGGATCGAGTCGCGGCTCCACCATCAGCGAGAGCTTGGACTGGAACGGGTTCGTTTCGCCAAAGCTCTGTGCCTGATACTGGGCCAGGAATTGCTCTGCCTGCGTCTCCAGCCCACGTCCGACAACGAGATGTTTCGGCGCAATGTTCAACAGCGTAGCGCCATCCAACCCGGTGATACCGCGCATGGATTGGCGAATGTCGCTGAGGCTTTCCACACTGAAGACGTTCCACGCTTGCGTGTTGTTGTGGTCGGCGCTGAAGAGATTGAAGCCGTCATCCATCGCCGGGTTGGCGTTGATGACAGCGATCAGCGAGTCCGCGTCGCGAGCCGACGCAGCGATGCCGAATTGCTCAGACGCATCGGTGAGCGCCGACAGGTCATCGTTGAGCATGGCCTTCATGCTGTAGTCGATCCGCCGGGCATACGGTTTCACGCTGATGGACAGCTTGGACTCCTCACGCGAAGCATGGGTGATCTCGCCATGCTCGCCCAGTTCCTCCAGAGCGCCGAACTCGCCAACGCGGAGCCGGTGCGCTTCGCGGAAGTCGGGAAGCGTGGACTTCTTCGCGAGTGAGACCAGCGGCGATTGCGCGATGCCGTACTTCGCCAGAAGTGCCCGGTTGCCGACGCCCTGAAGCAGGTTCGGCAGATCGGACGTTCCCAGCGCCCGCGTGAGAATCTGCTCGCGGGTCATGCCGGAGGTGCGTTGGCCACTGCGCTGAAGGATCAGGCTGGCGTGATCCGCAACGGACAGGCTTGCGAACTCTCGCGCCGAGTCTTCCGGCTTGGTTCCGGAAGCGCGGGCATAGAGGCCGCCAATCTGACGCTCGATCAGATCGGCGGAATTTTCATGGGAGACGCCAACCCTAACGCGGGGAATGCTCCGCGTGCGTTCCGTCATCAGATCATAGGCCGCCGCGCGGGCCTGCTCCACCGTGGAGTCGGCGTCGATCAGTTCGTCAGCCTGCTCCGGGGTGGCGCCGGCTCGCTTCATGATCTCGCGAATCTCCGCGCGCGTTTGCGCGACGGTCGGTTCGTTCGCAGGCGTGTCGATCACGTCCGCTTCGGGCGCCGGGTTGGCGCCGTTCTTCTTCGGCATGGGATTGCTCCGTACTTTGGCGCCGGGGTCGGCGGGGATAGGGACGATGCTTGCCTCGTGGATTGACCACGCCAGCGCCGTCCGAAAACGCTGGCCTTTGGAGTCTGTGGAATCGGCCCAGCGCGTGACGCGGTAGCCGATTGAAATGCTGCGAAGGATGCCGTCGCGGATGTCGCCGACGATGCCCGCCACGTCTTCACGTGCGGAGAGCTTCAGGCGAGCGCGGATTTCTCCGTCCTTTCGCCATGCCTTCTCAATGACGCCAAGCACGGCGCGCGTGCTGCCCTGATTGTGCGCGTCCAGAACGGGCTTGCCTTCGATGTCGCGAAGGTCTGCGTTGGCGATAGGCAGGCGCTCGACGTAGCCGCCGCGATTCACATCGGCGCCGGTCGAGAGAACAACCTCAACCGTGTTGGCTTCCGCGTTGAACGTGGTCGGCGCGAGCGATGCGGCGCGCAATTCGAGTTGGATGCTATTCGGCATCGGTTTTGTCCTCTTCGTTCTCTGGATCATCGCCAGGCGCTTGCGCGTGCGGGTCCGCTGCGATGTCGGCGTTGACCCGCTCGACGCTTTCACCACGCGCCGCGATCAGTTCGGCGCGGCTCGCCAACTTCGCATCCAGCAACGCCTTCGCTGCTTGCGCGTCTTTCAAGGGGTCCGGAGGCGGGAGTTGTGGGAAGCGCCATTCTGGCAATTGTGCATCCGCCTCTCCGTCATTGCGGAGAGACTCGGTAAGCACCCAGCGTTGCCAGATTGGATTCAAGACCTGCGGAGCGAGAGTGCAGTATTGCAGCGTTTCCAGCGCAGACTTGAACGCGGCCCACGAAGCCCTGAGCGAACTAAAGTTGGCGCGGCTCACATTGTGCGAGATGAGGTGCGCCGGAACGCCAAGGCCCGCAGAGATGGCCTCGATCTGAGTCGTGATGAACTCAATGGAGCCTTGCGCTTGCTGTGGCTGGCTGAAGGTCGCCTTGTATCCCGCTGGGAGGCGATGCATTCCGCCCGGCTCAATCGACACGCTCAGGGTGTCGCCGCTTTTCTCGCCGTCAAACGGAAGCTGCGAAACTCCGTTCGCATCTTCGAGGAAGCCCGCGAACATGGCCGCAGTCTGAATGCCTTTAAGGATGCCATCAGTCGCAAGGTCCAAGTCCGCAATTTTGAGCAGCACCGGCGCCAGCCAACTGATTCCGCGCACCTGCCCCGAGCCGACTGGCCGCATGAGATGCAGTACGTCCGCCGCATCGACTCGCACGGGCGGCGCCCAGCTTTCAAATGCTTGCATGGGAACGAAGGGGCGAACCCAGTAGGCCACGCGCTCGCCTTGCGCGTTGAACTCCACCCCGGCCGCGATGAAACCGCCGCCAAGCTCGCGCGCCTCATCCTCCGCGATCTGCTCTGCCGGAAGCAATTGCAGTTTCAGACCGTCCGCACGCTGGCGAAGAACAATGAACGCCTCGCCGTCGATAGCCATTGCGCGCACTGCATTATGGACCAGGCCGCCGAAGTCGGTTCGGCCATCTGCGTCGCACGAGTTCCAGAACTCATTGATGAAACGCGCGGCCAATTCGGCGTTGGGGTGCGTCGGGATAGGTCCCGTTCCCACGGCAGAGTTGGCGATCGCGGCGATGCCGGCCGCCGCATGAGGATTGTTCCCGGCAAAGTATCGGGCTCGCGCGCGAACCTGCGGCGCCGCCTGCATGGTTTCGGTTGCCGTGCGATGGCTGCGAGCCTCGGGAGCGAACCGCTTCCATGAGGCAGCGTCATAGCCGCGCGTCTGCTCCGGAGAGATGACGCGCGCCAGCCTGCGGCGGAAATTGCGGAGGATCGAAGCGCGGGCCATGTCAGTTCACCTGCGACTTGGCAGGCGGTTCGAACACGAAGCGCGAAAGCAGGTGGCCCAGGTCCAGCACCAGGTCGGCGACAGGCTCGAAGCCGGGGGCTGGGGGCTCAAGAGGGCGGTCGCGCTCTTCCTCGAATCGCAGGGCAACACCGAAGAGGGACTGCCCGGTCTGCCGGTCGCCCCAATGGGTGCAGATCAGCCAAGCCGTTCGGCCTGCGGCGATCTCCGCCATGATGTGAGTGATCGCGGGCTCGCCCCCGTCATGGTGGGGGAGCGCGAAGAAATTCCAGATGCCGCGAAGGTCGCTCCGGTCGCGGATGCCCGCGTTCTGGAAAAGCCAGAGAATGACCGCCGCGATGGCGGGAGTTGAGCGCGGGAAGAGCCACGTCTTTCCACCCCTGCCCCACGTCTCAGCCTCTGGCGGGATGACGCCAGACCGCACGAGGCGCTTGAACGCCTCCGTCGCGTCCACCGCGTCGCACCCGGCTTTTTCGGCAAGCGCGGCGCCGATTTGCGAAGTCTTGAGCTTGTCTTCCACCGTGAAACTCCACTGCCAATGGAGCAGCGGAAACACAGTTTTCTATGTATGCAAAATCCACTTAGCGTTCTAAGAGAGCAAAATAGTATTCGCGAAACGCCGAAAAAGACGTGCTAAAACAACGGCAAGTCAACTTTAACTTTGGTTGGAATCATTCGCAAATTCGAAATAGCGTTGTGGCTCATGCCGTTCTTAGAATAGGCGCCATTAATATCCTCGCCATTTTCAAGGCAGGGGGTTTGTTTCGCTCTACACGCCACGCGCGAAAAGAAAATTGCAGCCTACCCGAAAATGCGCCGATCCTGCCGCGCGCGTTTCTTCATGGCGTCCAGTTGATCTGCCCACCACTCCATCAATTCCGTGCGCTCTTCGATCCACTCATTGCGATCATAGGCCCGTTCCACCTTGTTGCCGGGAACGTGCTGCAACTGGAACTCCACTATGTGGCGCTCCCATTTCCGCGCGCGGTGCAGGAGCGTGCTTGCGGTAGTCCGGAAGCCGTGCGGGGTCTGCACGTCCGATGTATAGCCGACATTCGCCAGCGCGGCCTTAAGCGTGCCCTCGCTGATCGGCTTGTCGGCGCTCCTCAAGCTCGGGAACATGAAACCCTTCGGCCCCGTGATGCGATGTAGCTCCCGCAGTGTCTCGATCACCTGCGGCGCCAAAGGGACGACGTGCGGCCGGCGGAGCTTCGTGCGTGCCTCGGGGATAGTCCAAGTCCGCTCCCCGAAGTCCACTTCGGCCCAATCCCCTCCTCTGAGTTCCGCTGGTCGCAGGAAGACATACGGCGCCAGCTTGAGCGCCAGCCCCACGACGCGGGACTCCGGATAGGCGTCTATGGACAGGAGAAGGCGGCCGACGCGCTTCGGGTCGGTAAGGCCCGCATGGTGGCGGACCTTCGGCTGATCCAGTTCCCCAGCCATGGCAAGGGTCGGGTTGATCGTCGCCTTGCCCTTGATGATCGCCCGCTTGAACACGCCGCCAATGGCGCCGCGAAGCCGGATGGCGGACTCCCTGCGGCCTGCCTTGGAGATGCGCTCGCATAGGTCATGGATGCGCGGCGTATCGTTTTGCAGGTCGGCAATCGGGATGTCTTTCAGCGGCGCTGCGAGGTCTACCAGAAGCCAGCGGTTCTTCGCGATGGTGCGCGGCGCGGCTCCGCCCTCTTCCATCCTCGCCAGAACGTCCGCGACCATGTCGCCGAAAGTGGGCCCGCTGGTGCCAGTAGGCGCTTCAACAGGAGGCGAAGGAGCGGCGCCGGGGTCTCGACCGGCCCGAAGCTCATCCTTCGCCGCGTCGCGACGCTTGCGGGCGGTGATCGCGTCCACGTCCGGCCAGCGGCCGAAGCTGAGAGTCTTCTGCTTCCCCTCGAAGCGGTAGGCCATGCGCCAGAACTTGCGGCCCGTCGGCTCGCACTGGATGTAGAGCCCTTCGCCATCGGATCGACGGGTGTTCGGTTTGAGCTTCTCGATCTCGCCCTTTGTAAGCTGCGTGTTGCGGCGACGCGGCTTGCGAGAAGTCCTTTGAAATGAACTCGTTCCGTCCAA